TGTAAGTTGCACACCCTCTTGTTTCTTAGTATCTTCATATGCCAACTTGCCTAAACCAGTAGCTAAAGCACCTAGCCCTAACATAGCACCACCACTTAGACCACCTTGAGCATTTCTCATGAAACCACTCAAAACAGGGCTGCCATCAGGATTATAAATAATGTTACCTTGCTCATCACGCATTGGTTCTCCACCATAGACATCTCTAAGACCACTTCTACCACCAAATCCAAAGGCATCACCAACACTTTTAATTAATTGTGGTGTTCTAAATTCATTTAGTTTTTCATATTCTTCTTGTGTAATTACATTACCTTCTGCATCTTGATAAACTATGCTGCCATCTTCTTGTGTTGTAGCAGTTCCCTGTCCACCACCACTAAATAATCCACCTATACCTCTTCTAATAGCTGGACCTATGCTTCCACCAAATATACCTTTTGTACCCTCTGCTGGGTTAAAGAAGCCACTACCACCTTCTCCACCCTTAAATAAATTACCTATACCACTTCTCATACGTGGTCCTAGAGTTCCACCAAACATACCTCTTGCATCAGCACTTGGGTTAATGCCGGGTGTTCCACCAAAGAATTTTCCTATTTTGCTATCACCAAAAGCTTTTCCCATTTTGCCATCACCAGCAAAGCCACCAGCTACTGTCATAAGGTCACCAATACCACCCTTACCTGTTGCAATGTTTACTACAGCTCTACCTCTGTTATATGCAAGAGCTGGTGCTTGCCACGGTCCGGGAATAATAGCAGCAACAGGTGCAATTTTTTTGACTACTTTTTTAACACCTTTAGCTATTTTCTTTATAAGACCATGTTGTTCAGCACCAGTAATTTCATTTAGACTAGCTATACCTGTGCCATACACCATTGATTCTGGGTCAACACCAGCATCAATAGCAGCTTGTTCTATCATATCTTCAAGCACAGGATTGTTTTCTAACATCTCCCTAGAGACATTTATATCACCTGACCTAACATGAGCCATCATGTCATCTTCACCAGCTCCTTGTGATAATTGGTCAACTAAATCAGCTTGAGGTGCAAATGCTTTGGTTCTTGCGTTTTCAATTAATTGACCTAAAATTTCTTTTTCTTCTGGGTCATTGGTCATCTGCATTTGTGTTTCTAAGTGCTCCAAAGCTTGTTGTAGCTCCATCATTTTTGCATCTGTTACACCAGAACCACCTGTCATTGCACCTTGAAGCATTTGACCACCAACACCAACACCACCCATTGGTGGTATCATATTTGCATCTGTTACACCAGAACCGGGTGTCATTTGTTCTGTGACTGTATCAGGTATCTTTCCTGTGACAACTATCTCATCTACAGTAGGCAAAGGTTGTGCCATACCAATAGCTGTAGGAAAATTAATAACACCCATAGCATAATTATTTATAACCTCTTCTGGAGCTGTTCTGTCAGTATCTCTTAAAAATTTGGCAAAAGATAATCCTCTATTTTCAACAGCACTTAAACCTTCTCTAGCTCCTTGATTAGCCATCAACATGTTTAGCTCTTGGTCAGACATACCACTATCTTGATTTACTTCAGTTACATCTGTATTAGGAGAAGATTGCATAAATGCCTCCATTTCTTTATCAGAAATAGCACCCTTACTTTCACCTATTAGATTTAGTATTCTTCT